GATCGGCATCGCATCGGGGCCAAAGTAGAAAAATCACCCGCATGGCCTCGGGCCAATAGAAATGAAATTCCACCAGCCGTAATTGGAGTGGAGCGAGACAATGAAAATCAACATGTTAGCCGTTGAGAACAAATCCTGATGTTCGAGGCGGGGAAAAGCGGCAACCCAGGTGGTCGCCCAAAGCACAAGCCATTTCAAGAAGCGCTCAGGATGGAGATGCTCGCTGCTGAACGTGGCGAGGAATGTCTTGCTCCTATCGGTTCTCTTCGCTGGAATGCGCGGGAGCTTCTCAAGAAGGGCGATGTTCCGTCTATCCGTGAGATTGCTGATCGGCTTGATGGCAAGGTAGCGCAAGCAATTGTCGGTGGGGACGAGGATGACAATCCGGTCAACGTCGTCCATCGCATTGAACGCCGTATAGTCCGTGCGAACTCTTCAGATTCCAACGGCTGAGGCTTTCGAGCCTCTTCTAGCCCCATCTCGATACAAAGGCGCGAAGGGCGGACGAGGCTCAGGCAAATCGCATTTCTTCGGTGGCCTCATGATCGAGGATCATCTTGCAGAGCGCGGGATGCTCTCGGTCTGCATTCGCGAAGTGCAAAAGACGCTGGCCGATTCTTCTAAGCGATTGCTTGAGGGGAAGCTGGCTGATTTCGGTTTAGGTGAGGCGGACGGCTTCAAGGTCTTCCGCGACACGATCGAAACGCCAGGAGATGGCGCGATCATCTTCCAAGGCATGCAGGACCACACGGCGGAATCAATCAAGTCGCTCGAAGGCTTCAAGCGCGCTTGGTGGGAGGAAGCGCAAACGGCTTCGGGTCGATCGCTTAACCTGCTCCGCCCGACGATCCGCGCTCCCGGCTCGGAGATATGGTTTAGCTGGAACCCACGCCGCAAGGTCGATCCTGTTGACCTGATGATGTGCGGAGACGAACGGCCGACCGGCTCGGTTCTCGTTACGGCCAATTGGAGAGATAATCCTTGGCTCACTCCTGAGCTGGAACAGGAACGCCTCGACTGCCTTCGCATGCAGCCCGACCAATACGACCACATCTGGGAGGGCGGGTATTTGAGCGTTGCTTCGGGCGCCTACTACGCCAAGCACCTCGCAGACGCCAAGGCAGAGGGCCGCATCGGTCGCGTAGCTGCTGACCCGCTCATGACCATACGGCTCATCTGCGACATCGGCGGCACTGGCGCACGAGCTGACGCCTTCACGATCTGGGCATGCCAATTCATCGGCAAGGAGATCCGGTGGCTCGACTATTACGAGGCGGTTGGACAGCCTCTGGCTTCGCATCTCAACTGGTGCAGGTCAAAAGGCTACACGCCAGAGCGGGCGCAATTCTGGCTGCCGCACGATGGCTCGACCAACGACAAGGTTTACGACGTTTCCTACGAAAGCGCGCTCCGTGACGCTGGCTATCGTGTGACGGTCGTCCCCAATCAGGGGAAGGGTGCGGCGTCTGCCCGCATCGAAGCTGCAAGACGGCTGTTTCCGAACATGTGGTTCAACGAGACAACGACTGTAGGCGGTCGCGGTGCTCTTGGCTGGTACCACGAGAAGAAAGACGACGCTCGCGGCATTGGGCTTGGGCCTGAGCACGATTGGGCATCACACGGCGCCGACTCCTTCGGGCTTGGCTGTGTCGTCTACGAAGAACCGCATGCACCACGAAAGAAAGACCCGCGCGGCCACGTCGGCGCAGGGGCATGGATGGGCTGATGGCTGACGAGAACAAGAGCACGGACACGGACGACCTTCTCAGCCAAGGCCGCACTGCGTTCGAGCGTTGCCAGGACGCAGAGTCCGACAACCGCCAAGCCGCGCTTGATGACATCCGGTTTTCTCGCCTCGGTGAGCAGTGGCCCCGTTCGATCGAGCAACAGCGCCGCAATGAGCAGCGCCCATGCCTGACCATCAACAAGATGCCCGCATTCATTCGCCAGGTCGTCAACGACAGCCGTCAGAACAAGCCGTCTATCAAGGTTCACCCTGTCGATAGCAACGCAGACCCGAAGACGGCGGAAGTCATCAACGGCCTGATCCGCAACATCGAATACACGTCCAACGCTGATGTGGCCTATGACACGGCGATTGAAGCCAGCGTCTCGGGCGGCTTCGGCTATTGGCGTGTCGGCATGGACTACGCCTACGAAGACACGTTCGAAATGGATCTGTCGATCGAGCGTGTAGCTAACCAGTTCTCCGTCTATGGCGATCCTGACAGCATGTGCGCCGATTCCTCCGATTGGAATGTGGCGTTCGTCGTCGAGCCGATGCGCAAGGCTGAGTTCAAGGCCAAGTACGGCAGCAAGAAGAACGCAGACGACGAAGCGGTCAATGTAGACTTCGAAAGCGATGCATGGGCAAACGCCGGCGTCTGGATCGAAGACGAAACCGTCATGGTTGCCGAGTGGTGGAAGCGCGAGCCGATTGAAAAGGAGATCGTCAAGCTTTCCAACGGCCATGTCTATTCTGCCGAGGATCTTGAGCAGGACATGGACCTGCAAGCACTGATCGAGGCCGGAACGCTTCAGGTCGTCGGCACGCGCAAGACGCGCTCGCACAAGGTGACGCAGATCATCATGAGCGGCGCCGATATCCTTGAGAAGAACGATTGGCCCGGTTGCTACATTCCAATCATCCCGGTTTACGGCGATGAGATTGTGGTGGAGGGCAAGCGCTATTTCCAGAGCCTGATCCACAGCGCCAAAGATGCGCAGCGGATGTTCAACTACTGGCGCACGACCTCGACGGAGCTTGTTGCTCTCGCGCCGCGTGTTCCGTGGATTGGTCGCAAGGGAACGTTTGACAGCGATGTGGATCGTTGGGCAACGGCGAACACGACCAGCCATTCGTTCCTTGAGTATGACGGCGAAGCGCCTATCCGCCAGCCTCTCGACGTTGGGCCGGCTGCAGGAGCGCTGCAAGAGGCTCTGAACGCCTCTGACGACATGAAGGCCATTATCGGCATTTATGACGCGTCCCTTGGCGCTCGATCGAACGAGACATCGGGCAAAGCCATCATGGCACGCCAACGGGAAGGGGACGTGGCGACGTTCCACTTCATCGACAACCTTGCCCGCGCGATCCGCCATACCGGCCGCATCCTGATCGACCTCATTCCGAAGGTCTACAGCGCAGAGCGTGTCATTCGAGTTCTGGGCGAGGATGGTTCACCTCGTTCGGTGCAGATCAACAGCGGCCAACCTCAGCCTGTTATGGGTCCAGACGGCAAGCCGCAGGTTGACGAATACGGCGAAGCCATCATGGCGATGCATGACCTCACGGTCGGCAAATATGACCTGACGGTGACGACTGGCCCGAGCTTCACGACACGCCGCGAGGAAGCCGCCATGCAGATGACGGAGTTCGTCAGGGCCTTCCCTGCTGCTGCGCCTGTCATTGGCGACATTCTGGCGATGAACCTCGATTGGCCTGGAGCCGACGAGATTGCCGAGCGCCTGAAGAAGATAAACCCCGCGCTCAAGGATCAGGGCATCCCGCCCGAAGTCCAGCAGATGATCCAGCAGGGCCAGCAAGCCATTCAGGGACTGACCCAGAAGGTTCAGGCCCTCGAAGCCGACAAGTCTATCGATCAGTTCAACGCCGAAACGAACCGCATGAAGGTCGTAGGCGACATCAACAACGATAAAGCCAAGACAGCAGTTTCCGCAGCCGGTCAGCTCGCATCGCTCGACCGCCCTGCACCCCAACCCGCGCGCCAAGGGTAAGCGGCGCTCTTTCCTACCACCAACCCGAAACGGAGTGGACCTCAATGCAAGAGGCTTTAACGGCTGTTGCCGATGCACAGGCTATGCCTGCAGGCGGAGAGCAGCAGCAGAATGCAGCGAATGCCGGCGAGACTCAGGAAGTCGAACTGGAGAATGACAACGAGGTCGTAGAAGGCGAAGAGGGCGAAGGGGAAGGCGACGAAGCCGCCGAACCAGAGCTTGCCGACATCGAATACGAGGGAAAGGCGTACAAGCTGCCCCCGGAGCTGAAAGACGCTCTTCTCAGGCAGGCAGACTATACCCGGAAAACACAGGCAACGGCGGAAAAGGAACGTGTCCTTGAAGCGCGTCAGGCCGAGGTTGACCGGGCGTACCAGACTTCTCAGGAGGTCATCGAAGCTCGGGCTGTGATCCACCATCTGGATTCGCAGCTCAAGCAGTATAACGATCTTACGCCACAGCAATGGCAGCAGTTGGAAAGCGAAGACCCCATGGCGGCTATGTCGCACTGGCGTACTTTCCAGCAGTTGAAAGATCAGCGCGGTCAGGTCGCTCAATACCTCGACAAGACGCATAACGACTTGTCCGAAAAGGCGAAACAGGCAACTGCAGATCGCCTACGGGAAACACGCGCGTTTGCGGAAAAGGAACTCAAGGGCTGGACGCCCGATCTGGATAACAAGATCACCGAGTTTGCAACGAAGGACCTCGGCTTTTCAGTCGACAGCCTTCGCGACCAGTACACCCCGCAGGTGTATCGCACGCTCTATCTTGCCCACATCGGCCACCTTGCCCTCCAGAAGCAAACAGCCGCCCCCAAGCCCAGCGCCCCGGCAGCCCAACCCCTCACGAAGGTTAC